ACATCTTGACTTGCAGGAATAGACTGCTATAAATCACTGTAAACTGCTATAAACCGTGTCGAATTCGATGCGGTTTTTAAATTGTCCGAGCATTGATGACAAAAAAAGCCATGGAATTACATAGTCGGGGACGACTTTAAAAATAGGAGGTTCGCAATGAACGAAGAAACACAAACATTCGAAACGGTTGAAGTCCAAGAGGTACCTGCAGAACCTACACCACAACCGCAAGACGAGAAGAAATACACAGATGCAGACGTCGATGCTATAATCGATAAGAAGTTTGCTAAGTGGAAATCAGAGCAAGAAGCTAAGGAAAACGAAGCTAAGAAACTTGCCAAAATGAACGCTGACGAGAAACAGAAATATCAGTTAGATCAGCGTGAGCAAGAACTGGCCAATCGTGAACAGGCGATTGCTCGTAAGGAATTGACCGCAGAAGCTAAAGCGATGCTAAGTGAACGTGGCTTACCAGTCGAATTAGTGGGTGTGGTTGATTTATCAAATGCTGAAGCTGTGACCAAATCAGTCGCAAGTATTCAAAAAACGTGGGAGGATGCAGTTCAAAAAGGTGTATCTGACCGAATGAAAGGTAGCGCACCTATTAAGACTGCGCCACAACAATCAACAGGGCTCTCAAAAGCTCAATTTTACAGAATGAGTCATGCAGAGAAGGCTGCATTGAAGCAGTCAAATCCTGAATTGTATAACTCGTTTTTGAATTAACTAACAAGGAGAATTTAATATATGTCACAAACTAAAATCGCAAATCTCGTAAATCCCGAAGTAATGGGAGATATGATCGCAGCTAAACTACCAAAGAAATTGCAAGTAATTCCATTTGCAGCTATCGACCGCACGCTTGAAGGCGTGCCAGGGAACACAATCAAAGTTCCATCTTACACATACATCGGGGATGCCGAAGATGTAAACGAAGGTGTGGAAGCTGGTGTTGTAGTTCTTGGAACATCTACTAAGACCGCTACAATCAAGAAGGCTATGAAAGCCGTTGAATTGACGGACGAAGCTGTATTATCTGGCTACGGTGATCCAGTAGGAAACGCTGAAAACCAACTTGCACTTGCTATTGCTGCTAAAATCGATAACGACGCAATGGATGCCCTTCTAAAAACAAACACTCGTAAATTTGACTCAAAAACAAAAGCAATTAGCTATGATGTAATCGTTGATGCAATTGATCTATTTGAAGAAGAAGTCAATACTGAAAAAGTTATGTTTGTAAATTCAAAGCAAGTCACAACTTTGCGTAAAGATGCCAACTTCATTTCAGCAGATAAATATCCAAATAATGTTGTAATGACTGGTGAAATCGGTATGATTGCAAATACACGTATCGTTGCGACTAACAAGGTAGCTCTGGACTCTACAAGCGCATTCTACACTTGCCCAATCATCAAGCTGACACACGATGACGAAACCGAACAAGACACTGCTGCATTGACAGTTTACATCAAACGTGATCCAAACGTCGAAGTAGACCGCAAGCCTTTGAAACGTTCTACTGAAATCTCAATTGACGAGTTTTACACAGTCGCAGTTTCAGATGATTCTAAAGTCGTGCTTGCTGAAATCAAGAAATAAGGTCTGACCTATGAAAGTCAGAGTTAAGCAAGCCTTCAATGACTGGCAAGCGAAAGTGAGACGATATGAGAATGATGTCTTTGAGATGACAGACGAGCGTTTCAACGAATTGTCACACAATCTCAAGAGCGAGTTCTCGGTCGATATCGCAGACGTTGTCGAGATCATTGACGGAAACGAAACACAAGGAGACGAGACGACTCCTTATGATTAGGAGGTCTTATGGAACTTGAAAAACTAAAACAATTGACGGGCGAGAGTGACGAAACAATCCTCTCGTCTTTACTTTTAAGGGCTGAAAATATCATTTTATCTGAAACGAACCGAGACAAGCTGACGCCAGCACTCAACAGACTACTACCTGAACTTGTAATTGAGCTCTACAATCGTACAGGAAGCGAAGGAGAGCAATCTAGGAGCGAGGGTGGTATCTCTGTTACCTATGGTGAAAACGGACTGTCTACGGGCCTTTTACAGCGTATTCGGATGCATCGATTAGCGAGGGTGGCAGGTCATGTTTTTGAAAAAGAATAGACTGAAACCATATCCTATGAAGCGGTTCAAGAAAACCGTAACGAATGAGGGAGTCGCTAAAGAGGGATATGCGGATGATGTTGAAGAAGTGCGACTTGAGTTGTGGCCAGCGACTAGCAAGCTACAATCTGAGATTTACGGTGACCGTGTCAATGATATCCTAAATGCGAATGCGAGCAAGAGTGCAGACATCAACGTGAAAGACGGTGTCTGTATCGACAGCAAGACGGACGTCACGCATCGGGTTATCTCGAAGAAAGTGTATAGCCATCATCAAGTCTTGGAGTTAGAACGTGTCAGGTTTAATCGGAGCAGATAGCTTAATCGCTAAGTGTCGTAAGCTATACGGTGCAAAGAGCAACGAGATAGTAGGACAAGCGGTCTTGCATGCTGCCAAAACAGTCGTACAAGCCGAAGCGAAACTCAGAGCACCAGCGAATGAGGGTGAGTTGAGAAATAGCATCAAAGTGCGGTTAAAAGTAAACGGTAACAAGATATCGAGCGAAATCTTTACGAATTCAGACCACGGCGCCTATGTCGAACTTGGAACTGGTCCAAAAGGGCAAGAGAATCATTCTGGTATATCTCCAGAAGTAAGCGTGTCCTATCGGTCTAGTCCCTGGTATGTGCATGAAGATCAAATCAACGTAGGGCCTTACCACTTTGCGAAAAGAGGTGAGTTTTACAAAATGTATGGTCAGCATGCGCAACCTTACTTGTATCCTGCTTTGAAAGATAACTATGACCGTGTATCTAGAAGTGTTTCAAAATACGTTAGCAGAAAGATAAGAGAAGAGATAAAATGATTAATATTAAACCCTTAATTTACAAAGAATTGCAAAAGGTCGCAGATAACGTGACTGATACTTATCCAGACGATTGGGAGAATGTCCCAGTCGTTATTTTTTTGGAAGAACAAAATAAACCTGGTGAATGGTTCGATGACCAAGAGAAGAAGTCGCATATTCGCTATAAGGTGGATATCTTCGACAAAGACAGCACAAGCAATTTAGCGGTCAAAATCAATGAAATCTTTGCATCTTTAGGATTGCGAAGAACTGATTGTCAGGACGTACCTGACCCGTCGCATTTGCGTCACAAGTTGATGCGCTTCGAGGGAATCGTGGACCTGAATTCACAATTGGTTTATCAGTATAGAATGGAGAACTAAAACATGTTAGCAAATGGAATTACGCTTTCTTATGGAAAAACTAAAGGATCTTACACAAAACTTGCAGGCCTTAAAGAAGTACCTGAATTTGGTATTGAACCTGAAAAAGTTGAAAATACCACTCTTGAAGACAAGGTTAAGAAATATGAATTTGGTATTGGTGATGCTGGAGAACTTGAGTACAAATTCGCTTATGACAACACAAACACAACTTCTTCTTACCGTATTTTGCGTAAGGCAGCAGAAGATAAGGAAAAACTCTACTTTGAGCAAGCTTATCCAGACAATACTAAGGTCGCATTTGAAGGTCAAGTATCTGTCAAGCTTGGTGGTGGCGGAGTGAACTCAGTCATCGACTTCACACTCAAGATTGCATTGCAGTCTGAACTCGCATTTACAGACGGAATTGGAGGTTAATAGATGGCTCTACCATACGCAATTTGGAAAGTGAGTGATGATAAGGAGTTAAAACTCCGTCTCACATCTTTGCAAGCGACAAAAGTCGAAGAAAAAATCGGAGCAAATTTGCTCAAGGTATTCATGCCATCTGAGGGCGAAGCCTTTGCTTTACCTCCTCTTAAAGTCATGTTGCTATTGACTCATGGAGCACTTCAAAAGTTTGAGCATGGACTCTCATTTGAAGATGTATCTGACCTTTACGATGATTATGTTGATAATGGCGGAGATCAGGCTGCATTCATGGCAGACGTTATCTTGCCGATGCTTCAAGTTTCGGGTTTTATGCCACGGGAGAAAGCAAGCAAGAAAGCTCCCAAGAAATCCAAAGCCAAAATGGAAGTAGTCGAGTAGAATCGACTGCTATATTATCAGTAAAAGAAATGGTTGAGGGGCTTTATCCGATGTTTTTAGATATCGGAGGTAAGCCCCTCGATTTTTGGGATTTAACGGTGCTTGAAATCAGAGAAATGATTGAAAGCTATAATCGTGTCACAATCCAAAAGCAAAAAGAAAAAATCATTGATTCTTACAGACTTTCACAGATGATAGCAAATAATGTATCCTTGTTGCTTTCAAAAGATGCCAAACCGCTTGAAGTATGGGATTATGCTCCTGAACTTTTTGAGAAAGAGCGAGAACAGGTCGAGCAAGCACGATTGGCCCAAGAGTTGAAATTGCACCAGGAACGCATGCGCATGTTTGCTGAGAGTCACAATCGAAAAATGAGACAGAAAGGAGAATAGATGGGAGTTACACTTGACGAGCTCAAGGTAATGATCGATGCTGAAATCGCACCTTTCAAAAGCAAGATGAAAGAAGTCGAGAACAAGGTTAAAGATGCCTCTAACAAAGTACAGTCATCAACCGACAAAATCAAGGCACAGTCTGGTTCAATGCTAGGCGTGTTTGGCAAATTAGCCAAATTCGCAGGCTTTGCGTATCTCGGTAAGAAATTATTGGATGTCGGCATGTACTCTACGCAGATGGCTCTTGAAGTCACAGCATCAATTAACCAAATCAAGCGTCAAATGGGCGAGAGCTCACAGACATTCTTAAAATGGGTAAATGGCAATGCAAATGCTATGAATATGGGTGTCGGCGAAGCGACAAAATATGGGGCGGTGTATTCAAACCTATTTT